ACAAATATAAGCTTTTTATCAAAATACTGATAAATTAAATGACTAAACCGAAACTAATTTTGAAGTGTCATAAAAGAACAACACCGCTGTAGAAATATGAAGTGACCTTCTGGTTCATAACAAGGTTTCGAAGCGGTTGTTTTTTTTAATAGCAATCTGATGAAAGTAGCACATGTTTACATTTATGGTATAATTGATAATTATCAAGCTAAAGCTGGAGATGATTATGGTATTGTTAGTTTAAAAACAGTAAAGAATCAACTAGAAAATCAATCAGGATTTGAAGAAATTACAGTTCACATTCATTCAGAAGGCGGCGATGTAACTGAAGGTTTTGCTATTCATGACTTCCTTAAAAGTCAAGGTAAACCAATCACAACTATTGTAGAAGGAATGTGCGCATCAATCGCTACAGTTCCAGCTCTTGCAGGAGATAAAAGACAGATGACTGCAAACTCAACTTTTTTTATTCATAACCCTTGGGGATTTGTTGGAGGAGAAAAAGAAGAAATACAGAGATATGCTAATGAACTTGCAGAAATTGAAAATAAGTTATCTGATTTCTATGCTCAATTTTCAAGTTTATCAAAAGAGGATATTCTAAACTTTATGAAAGTTGAAACTGCATTTACAGCTGATGAAGCAGTTACTAATGGATTTATGACAGAAGTTTTAGGAGCAGTTAAGGCAGTCGCATTATTAAAAAAAGAAAATTTTAAACCAGGAAATAAAATGAGTTACACAAAAGAAGAACTAGATAAAAAGTTCGAAAAAACGGAAGGTTTTTTAGAGAAAATTCTAAATAAACTTAAAGGTAAAAGCAACCCAGTAGCGTTGATTTTACAAGAAGCAAATGGTGCCGATGTAGATTTTACAGATTTAGCAGACGGTGATACTCCAAAAGTTGGAGATAAAGCAACACTAGATGGTAAGCCAATTCCAGATGGTGATTATGTATTTCCATCATTGGAAAACATCACAATTTCATTTATGAATGGAGAAGTTTCTGAAGTTGCAACTCCGGAAGAGGAAAGTGAAGAAACTGAAGCTTTGAAAACAGAAAATGAAAATTTGAAAGCTGAAATTGAGACTTTAAAAACTCAAAATTCAACTCATGTAAATGATTTGAAAGAGGCTACAACAGCTATTCAATCTTTTAAGACTGAATTTGAAAGCTTAAAAAAGCAAGTAGGTTCAGGGTTTAACTACAATGCCAACAAAAATGGCAATCAAGGTGGAGGCGATGCGGGAGGTAAAAATGAAAATGGTGTAACTCGAACTCCAATCAAGAAAAAATAATTTTAAAAAATAAATAAGTTATGAATTTATTAGACGTACAAAATTTAACGTTAAACCCAGTTGAAGCAACAGAGCTTTCTAAATTCATTTTTGAGAGTTTACTTGAGGTTGGCGAATTGTCACAATACCATGACATACAAACAGGTATTTTCTATAAAGAACAAATTCCATTCGTTGGAACTTTAGGACTTGTAGGTAAAAAATCAACAGGATGTGCTCCGACAGCAAATACTGGAACTGTAACTTTTACAGAGAAATTCTGGACTCCAGAAATGATTGAAGACCGTTTCAAAAATTGTGCAAAAGATGCAAATCGTTTGTTCAAAGGTTTTAAGCGTAAACAAAAAATTAATCCTGATTTCTTCAACAACATTGGAAGCGAAGAAGAAGGTGTGATTTTTACATTAATCGAAGGTGCATTGCGTACTATGATTAATAGAAAAGTTTGGTTTGATGATAAAACAATGGCAAATGTTTCTGCTGGAGGTTATTTGAAAAATGGGATTGATGCAGATTTTTTTAATGTTATTGATGGCTTGTGGAAACAAATCATTTCAATTGATATTCCAGTAGGTTCTAAAAAGAAGAAGAAGGTGTGATTTTTACATTAATCGAAGGTGCATTGCGTACTATGATTAATAGAAAAGTTTGGTTTGACGATAAAACAATGGCAAATGTTTCTGCTGGAGGTTATTTAAAAAATGGTATTGATGCAGATTTTTTCAATGTTATTGATGGCTTGTGGAAACAAATCATTTCAATTGATATTCCAGTAGGTTCTAAAAACTACATTGCAATTGCACAAAATACAGCTGCAACTTATGTTTTACAAGATACTTTACCAGCAGATTTTGCAATTAAATTATTCCGTTCAATGTGGAATAATTCTGATTCAAGATTGAAACAAGCAGTTGGTAATGGTGAGAAACTTAATCTTCACGTAACTCCAAGAATTGCACAGAACTGGGCAGACTATAAAGAAGATAAGTCTTTAGTTTTTACTTTGGCAAACGCTGAAGGTGGAGGTTTACAAGATTTGTACAGAAATGTAGAAATTGTAACACGTTACGATTGGGAGGCAAACATCGAAGCTTATTTCGATAATGGTACAAGCTATCATTTGCCACACCGTGCTCTTATGACTGTTCCAACAAATATTCCAATCGGAACTTTGTCAACAGAAGATTTGTCAACATTGGAAAGTTTTTATGATCCAGTAGGAAAACAAAATATCATTGATTTTGCTTTTATGTTAGATGCTAAATTCTTGCAACCATATATGGCAGTAGCTGCTTATTAATCTTTAAATACAGAAATTATGAGCATATGTGCTAAAATAGGAAAAAATGTTACTTACGATTGTAATAACAGAGTTGTACAAGGCATTGAGCAAAGATTGATGTTAATTAATGAATCAGATTTAATCGCATCGGGAATTACTTTCGATGCGGTTTATCCAAATTCGTTGATTACTCAATTGGAGTTATTGCCTAATAGAATCGGTTATGAAATTCAAGGAATTAAGCAGATTATGAATTATAGTAATTCATTAGTTGCAGATGATAATTCAGATGATGGAGTTAAACATTCTATCACTGGAATAAAAATCTTTGATCCTTCAGAAGAAATTAGAAATGAAGTTAACAAATACATAGCTGGAGCAAAAGTTTATGCTGTGTTAGAAAGAAAATGGAAAGGTATTGATAATAAAGATGCTTTCTTATTCTTTGGTTTGAAATTCGGATTAATGATTTCAGAAATGAAAGATGATTCTGCGGATGGAGTAATAACAATGAGTTTGTCTACTCCAGGGAAATTCAAAGAACCATACTTACCTCACATTTATCGAGATACTGATTACGATACCAGTTTAACTGCTTTCAATAACAGATTTAGCACAATGTAATCATGCTAGAAAAATGGAAATTATATCAGGCGACGGAAGTTCTCACTGGAAAAGATGGGAATGGAAATCGCTTGATTTCTTTGTTTGCAAAAGATTACAAAACCATTATGCAAAATGACATTTGTCCATCTTGCAATGACTTTGAAATCAAATACCAAAACTTCATAAACAAATTAGAAAACATGTCAAAAGTAGAAATAAAAAATAGTGGTTTTTCTTTAAAACCGATGTATGAAAACATCACGCTACACGGTAGCCAAGTATATTTTAATAACTCAAATCTAACAGATGAGTTAGCAATTCAGTTATTAGAAAAACATCCAAAAGGAGAAGGTCTTTTTGATTTACTTCCTGAAAACTGGAAAGATTTGAAAAAAACAGCACCTATTGTACCTGCTACACCAGTAGTTCCTGCTACAGTTATTAATTTATTTACAAAAGACTTTTCGGTTGATGACGCAAAAGACTTATTCAAATCAGCAGGAATTGATTCAAGAGCAACAACAGTAACTGGATTACAAAACTCATTATCTAAAGCAACTGATGAGCAAAAAAAGGCTTTACAAGCTATTGTAACTGCTTCAGTTGCTCCTGCTGCACCAGTTGTTAACGCAGAGGCTACGGTTAGTACTCCTACTCATGCGGTTGAAGAAACTACACAAGCTCCTGCTACAACGGAAGCTCCAGTAGTAGAAGAAACTCCAGTTGTTGAAGAAGTAGTTACTCATGAAGCGACACCAGCAACGGAAGAAGCTAATCCTGCTGGAGATAGTGCAGAACAACCTAAATAATATTAGCAATGGAAGAAATAGAAAATAGCGGGTTTGTTTTAAAACCCGCTTATAAAAATATTCAGAGAAAGGATATTAGCAAATTTCCTATAACAAATGAAAATTTGAATAATGAATTAGCTATAAAACTTATCGGTTATCATCCTAAAGGATATGGTTTATTCAATTCATTACCTGATGTTAATGTTTTAGATGTAAAAAAATCTATTGAAGGATTAGAAACTGTAATAAATAATCAGGGTTTTAAAGCTATTGATGTCTTAAAAGCTTTTTATGATATTACTAAAAATATAATGACAGAACCTACTCCATATAAGCTTCAAGTTTATTTTAAGAAACTTTCAAGAAGTAAGAGAGATAAAATCATTGAGTTTTTAAAAGGAGTCTAAAACTACAAAGTTATGCAACCGAAATTAATTGCAGTAAAATTATTTGAATTAGCTAAACGCCTAATAAAGTTTGATAAACAATTAGGCGTTTATCATAATGGTATAGATAATAATTACCCAGAGCGTGTCGAGCGAATTATAAACAATTCTGCAACTGCTAAACCTGCTGCTAAATTGTTTCGAAAGTATATTGTTGGTAAAGGATTTGGCGATGTATTGAATAATTTTATTGTTAACAAAACAAAAGAAATCACTTTACGAAAGTTCCTAACAAAGTTAGCGCACTCTTATTCTTATCAAAATGGAGTTTACATTCATGTAAATTACAATTTGAACTATAAGATAATAAGTTTAGATATTTTGCCATTCAGTCATTGTCGAGCTGGTGAAAAAGATGATAAGCAGTATAACGGAAAAATAATTATTTATGATAATTGGGACGGAACTAAAGGTAAAATTGACAAAAAGAAATATGAAGTAATCGATGTTTATAATTCTAATGTAGATGTCATAAAAGCTCAGATTAAAAAAGCTGG